CTGGTTGTGGTTCTAGCCGTTGAGCTGGTTGCGGTGTTACCCGTTGAACTTCTGGTGGTGCTACTTGTTGAGCTGGTTGCGGTGTTACCCGTTGAACTGGTTGAGGTGTCACCCGTTGAACTGGTTCTTGTCTTATCTCTTGAGATGGTTGTGATGTTACCCGTTGAACTTGTGGTGTCGGTTGAACTTGTGATGCTACAGTTTCTCTAGTAATATCTCGTTCAACTGGTTGCGGTATTACCTCTTGAGGTGGTTGTGGTGTTACCCGTTGAACTGGTTGAGGTGTTACCCGTTGAGCTGGTTGTGGCGTTATCTCTTGAGGTGGTTGAGGTTCTACCCGTTGAACGTGTGGTGTTACCCGTTGAGCTGGTTGAGGTGTTACCCGTTGAACTGGTTGCGGTGTTACCCGTTGAACCGATTGAGGTGTTACCCGTTGAGCTGGTTGTGGTGTTACCCGTTGAACTGGTCTCGGTGTTACCCGTTGAGCTGGTTGTGGTGTTACCCGTTGAGTCTGTCTAACTCGCTGCTGTCGACCATTACTTACACGTCCATGTCGTGGCATAACTATCGTCTCCTCATAGGTCGAGTTTGTCTAACACTTCTAGAACGTGTAACGCCTCTACTTTTTTCTCTTGATACAATTCTCTTCTCAAACTCCATCCACACTGCTGAAATATCAACTGGATTTCCTCCAAGTGTAAATGAATTAGGTGGAAGATCAATCTCATTTACTTTCCAAAAATTTAATGGTATACTATCATATGCTGAACGTTTTTTGAATCCTATCGGTAAAATAAATGCTATTGTATCTGAATACATAGCTGCTCTTCTGATAAATTTTAAAGCAAGTATACCTTTTGTATTCGCTTCCCATGGTGGACCACCTATTGTCAATACAGGAGGTACAGTAGCAGGTTTAAACTTTAAAAAATCAGCCTCGATAATTCTAGGTTCTTGTGCACGTGGATGAGAATGAGTAATATCACCGATATGAGCATGTTCAATTGCACGTGTAATTGATAAAGCTCGTACAGAAATATGTGTATGAGAACGAGTATCAATGTCTATACCTATTTTATTCGGATGAATAATAAGATCAAAAAAAGCACCACTACCCACTGATGGATCAATTACTAAACCATATTTTTTTACATCAATTGTATTAATAAGTCTTTGTGCAACACTTCTTTTAGTAAAAAATTGACCCTTAGCAAACATTTCCGGTGTCACAAGTGGTGTTGGAAAATATGCCATGGTTATACCCTCAATATAAATTCAAAATCATCATCATATATTATAGTTTGGTTATCATTATGATTAACTTTAATTAATATTTTATAAGCACGATTTGGTTCAAAACCATTTAAATCTTGTTTAAAATAAGGTGATACTGAATCACAACTCATTGAAGTATAAGAACTAAACGGAACAACTGATTCGTTAGTCGCTAAATCAATAATAGAATATGATGCAGAACCTTCTGCAAAATAACTACCACTTACAGTCTGTACTGATGTAGTAAAACTCTTATTAATATATCGTTTACGAGCACCAAACCTAAACTTGATGGTTTCTGTTTCTTTGTAAGCCTCTCTAAAATGTATTGGATAAACATAATTTTCTACTTCACCAGATAAATCTAATGCAGTTAAACTACCAGTAGCGCTTCCAGTTACTATTGCATGGTCATCCCACTTTAGTTCAAGCTTTGGTGAATATATTGTATTGGTTTGTCTTGAAAAGAATTTTAAATCTTCGAAACTACCAGTTGATGTTTCCCTACTACCAGAAAATCTTAAAAGAAATCCATAATTTTTATTTACATTACCAAACCATTTTTTTAAAATAGGAGTAACATTCATATTTATATCTGGCGATTCAGATGAAAATGATTGTGTTACTTCATCACCAGCTATATATTTTCCACCTGCTGTTTGCCAAGATAATTCTGAAGCTCCATCTCTGTTTTTTCTATATTTCCAACTTGCACCTTCTGTTGTTTTTGGTCTATCACTTTCTTTACCAATCCCCTCATCCCAAGATTGACTGATTGGATAGGCTGCTATTTTATAAGTTTCTGATAAACCACTTGTTCCTTTTGTCTCATATAATCTTAAAGATGCACTGTAAGAAGTCAAACCAATGTTAGATGAACTTATAAAATTTTCTATTTCATCGGCATCAAATTTAATTAAAACTCGTGTAGGATTTCTAAATGTCCTATTATAAAAAACTTTTTTTAGTTCAAGTATTTCGTCTTGTCCAACATTCTTATCTAAAAATGTTTCACCATCTAAAGTACTTGAACCACTATCGATAAACGTATCTTTTGTTGCGAAGAAAAAGCGATGCATTATATCACCTTACCATAAATGTCTTTGTTTGAATTTTTTAATTCGAAAACAGACGGTGTAACTGATGGTCTTATTACACCATCTACTAAAGCATTTTGAAAATTATATTCAAACCCATATCCAGATTCTCCATCATTTGATAAAGTACCATCAGCTCTGTAATAAACTAAATTTCTTTTTATACCTATATCATTTCCTCTTTGAAATAATCTTAATTCTTTTATGCCTATTACGCCATCTAATCCCAATATATTATATTGTAAATCATTTAAGTTAATTGATTGTCTGAATTGCATCTTATCAATTTTAAAAAAGTCTTTTATCACGTCAATAACATCTAATTTTACTTGTGTTGAATTAATTCTACGATCTGAATTCACTTGAAATTTAACACCAAAATTAACATGATATCCAGAAAATATTGTATCATTTATAGTGTATCCAAAATCTAATTGATCATTTATCAATCTAAATTTATCAATATAAGTACGTAAATTTTGTAAAATTAATTGTGATGTTGAGACTAATTGTCTGTTTTGATTATATGAAAGTGTACTGACTATTAAACCGCCAGTATCATCAAGTCTTTCAACATACGTCTTAGCTATATTACCAAACTTTGCTGGCATACTTAATATTCTAGACTGATAATCTTCTCGTGTCACACATCTTAATTGAGTTGAAAAGAAAGCACTTGCATTATGTTTAATCTCATCAACCGTTTGCCCATCAGTACCACCAGAACTTGGTTCATCATTAGTGACCGTAATAGTAACTCCAGCAGGTGCATTTTGTACATCAGTTATTTCTCCAACTTGTGCATTAGAAGCATTACCACCCCCAACTCTATACCGAACTGTCATTATTGTATTTGCTGGCGTCTCACCTAAGTTTAAATTATTAGACGCAATAAGTTCATTAAGTGTTGCATTTATCGAACTGAAAGATGTTCCATTTAAACTCAAGCCAGTTTGTTCGACTGCAGAAAAAATACTTGTTTGTCGTGAACCAGTTTGATTATATCTATAAAGACCATTACCAAACATCAACTTAGTTGAATCTGTATCTTGATCAAATTTCTGTACGAATTTTTTATTAGTATTTATATAATCCATTACGTATGGTATTGTAATCAATGAATTGTCAGAAATACCATCTCCTTGATTATAACCAGTTGTTCTAGTTGAATCGTCACTATAATGTTTTTCTTTTAAAATTCTTTGTTGTGCTAAATAATCTACTTCATACCATTTTTGTCCTGAACTATCTGTCACATCTAAAATTTCAACCACATTATTTACACCTAAATTCAATTCTAAAAACTTAGTAGGACTTGTAACTGTAAATGATTTTGATTTTGTCTCTCCAGATATAGCTCTCACGTATCTGGTCAAAGTATAACTTGAAGCTTCTCCATTAGCATCAAGATCAGGCGCACTTATTGAAGGAGTATCAGGAGAACCAGAAACTGTAAAATCAACTTCACCTGTAGTCTCGAAAATTAATTCTGAATCTACATTTGATTTCATTTGTAATCCAGTTCCAATAGAAGCTGGAGCAGCACTATAATCTGGATCACCATTACTGTCTACACCGATACTAGTAGTAACTTTTAATTTTGCAATTGATGCTGTTTTATTTGCAGTTTTATATCCTAAGAACTCTGCTAATCTTCTGACATTTCTTTTTTCAGTTGCAGTTGATAAAATATTTTCTTTATAATTGTAGTCAATGTAATAAGACAATACATCACCAACATAGCTACTTAATTCAATCAACATCATACCTGGTGAAGTTTCATTAAAGTCTTTATAAGTGTTTGGAAAATAAGACTTAGTATATTCAATCAAATCAGCTTTAATTGTTGAAAAATCTTTACTTGTGTAATTAACATTACTTGGTATATATTTTTGTTTCTCTGAATATGCCATAAAATTA